GACGGAAGACGGGGGCCGCAGGGCGCGCGATACTGAGACCACGCGCCCTGCGGTGCTACTTACACGCCGTAGGCGGGCTGGATCATGCCGGTACCGGTGATGAGGCTGATCGCCTTCGGAAGCCGGTTCGGCAGCACTGCGTAGTACTCGTGGAGACGGATGAACATAGACAGCTGGTTCGCATAGGTCTGTTCAAACGTCGACACATAGGGGGTCGACTCGTACAGGCTGACCTGCGTGGTGTCGAGGACGAAAATCTCGTCCTGGTTGACACCAGCACCGAGGTTGATCGGAATCAGCGGATCCAGGTACACGTTCACGCCACGGTACGAACCCGCAAGACCCTGAACGTTCTGACCATTCGCCTGACCGAGTGTGTTGAAGTTACCCAACGCGGTGTTCGGCAGGATGAACGGTCGACCCGCGCTGTCACCCGCGGCCAGGAGGTGACCCCAACGGTCCGGACGCATGATGATCGCGTTCGGGTTGGTGTAGTTACCCTGAAGCACCTGGTCGATGGCCTGCTGCACGTATGTACCAACGATCACCGAAGTTGGCGACGCGCTCGTGTACGTGACCGAGTTCAGACCAGCGGTTGCCGCAACCGCTGCGATCACCGCGTTGTCGATCTTGTTCGCCAAGTCGCGTGTCAGGTCATCGATGATGACCTGATCCACTGGAATGGGCGACTGCTGAAGGAACTGCAGCGAGTAAACAGCGCCGCCAGCAACGGTCAGGACCGGAGCGGACACCGACATGGTGGTGATGTCCTGAACGCTGACACCGGTGTTCTGGGTCGTCTGCTGGGCCGTAAGAGTACCGGTCAGAACCTTCGGAATGTTGATCGACGACAGGCCCGGAGGAAGCACCTGCTTGTTCACAAGGTCAGCAGTGGTCCGTGCGGGACGCATCAGCTTGATCCACTGGTTGATCGCCCACAGGGGCGGATCGAACTCTCCACCAGCACCAGCAACAGTCGTTTCACCACGCTGCTCAAGCTGGTCCGCAACATACTTCGTGTTACGAACCAGACGGTCACTCGCGTTCGAGTCACCCTTCGACGCTGCGGCAAGGTCGCGAAAGAACGAATCCTTCCCACCCTGACGGTACGGCTCCGCGCGCTCTTCAGTCTTGAACGTGGCGGTGTCCGAAATACCCACCAGCTCAACAGCACTAGACTCACGAACCGCCGCAACCTTCGCCGCAGTCTTCGCCTGCTTCACAACAGACTTGCGCTCCTCAAGCAGAGCATCAAAGCGGGTCTTCTCCTCATCGGAGATGGTCCGCTTTTCCTTCTCGGCGGTCTTCACAAGACCGTCAAGCTCCTTGTCGATCTCGACCTTTCGAGCCTCGATCGTCTTCAATAGAGATGCCATGAGACACCACTCCTTAAATAAACAGTCGTTTGATTGGTTGACTGTTCGAGTGGTGCTTCTGCGTCCGAGCGACAAACCTGGCCGGGTATGTCGGTGGTGCGTCTGAGTCCGAGCCGAACTAACTACTGCCCGCCACACAGGGCGGGACATCTATAGGGGATTACGCGCGACGAGCCATATCAAGCAGGCGCCGCAGATCACGGGCATCCATACCAGCCGGCACGGGCGCAACCGCTTCGACTGGTACCACATCCGGTACCACAGCCTCGCGAGCCTCAGCCGCACCGAACAGGTCCGACACATCAATCAGAGACACATCACCCTGATCCGGGACCATGATCGCCTCAAGCCACGCAGCCATCCGCGCAGCCTGCTCCGGCGACACATCCGCAGAACCATTCCGCAGCGAGTTCCAAACCTTCCGCACCTTCACCGGGTCCTCATCGACCAGCGTCCGCATCCGCAACGCAATGCCCGCATTCGGGTTAGCCGGGTACGTCACCACCGACACGTCGCCACCAGAAAGCGAAAGCTCGCGGAGGGAACGTTTCGTGTCATCATCCGACCACTCATCCTCGACGATCCCGAACGCGAAGGACATCTGGTTCAGATCCCCGCGCTGCATCTTCGGAACAAGACGCTGCACATCCGGGTCAGACGAATCCAACTGCGAACGAATGTGCAGACCCGTCGAATCCTGCGACAGCTGCAAAGTCCCAGACGTCGTACGCGCCAACGGCAAACCATCATGGTTGACCAGGAAACGGACATCGGGGTTGCTCTTCAGCGTCCGAGTAAACGCGCCCCGCTCAACCGTCTCCGAATACCAACCCATGTTGTACGGCTGATCAAACGTCGAAGCATAACCCTCAACCGTCACACCCTTACCCGCCGCACGAACATCAAGGCCACTGTCCGTGACCATGCGCCTAGTCGCCTGAATTACCATGTTGTTTCCCCTGTCGCCGCGTCGTCATTACCAACCGCACCCGTCGAGGGATCGGTCACCGGAATACCAATAGCCCCCGAAGTTGTCGGAGAAGAACCAACCGGCACCGAAGCAGCCGGGACAAAATATGTACGCCCCGCACCATTCGGCAACGGGGCCATGCCCTCAAATGCGCGAACCTCGTCCACGCACATCCACCCGACACCGTTGTTCGACCCCAACGCGACCGCATAGTTCTGATACCGGATCGCCGTATCCGCACGAGTGATCGCATCCGTAATGAAATCGGCGAACATCCCATCCGGGAGAATCGACGTGAGCAGGTTGCCGATACGGACATAAAACGACCGCAACGCATAGTCAACGAACGCGCGACCCTGAACCTCAATACCGGTACCCCAGCTGGTCGTCTTGTCAACAATGCCAAGCAGGTGCGGCGGGATCCCCAGAAGGGTGGCCATCTGATTCGCGGAGAACTGCCGCGACTGCAGAAACTGTGCATCCTGCAACGACAACGAGATCGGGGTGAACTTCGCACCACCACCCAACACAATGGGCAGAAACGCGCGACCCGAACCCGCATGGCGACCCTGGAACTGCGCCGCCGCCTGCCGCGCCTGATCATCCGTCAACGGCATATCCGTCGACACCATGCCGGTCGTCATCAAACCATTCTGGAAATACTGACCAGCAACATCCTCCAACGCAATCCCAATACCGAGCGCGTTGCGGCAGTACTCAATGATCGACGCGCCGCGTGGCGAGTTCGGCAACATGAACCCCGTCAGATGAAACATCTTCCACGAATCCACAAGCGTGTTGTTGATCTTGTACGACCGCTGCCCATCCGTGCCCCAAGCAACAGACACCTGGTCCGGGTGCAAAATGCGCATCGCCGACGGGATCGCCTTGCCCGCCTTGAACGTCCAGCCCGTCCCATACAAGTAAGCGTTGCCGCGCAAGATCAGCGACGTCACAAGCTGCGAAAACCCCTCCTGCAGCGTGCACCCATCAAACGGCGACGTCACCTGATCCGGCGACGGCGCCACCGGACTCCGGGTCCCATCCGCATTCACCGTCACAGCCCGAACCGGAGTCGTCGACACCGCATCCGCAATAATGCGGATACCCGCAAACAGAGTCACAATACCCAACGCCGACGGCTCATCAACCCGCTGACCAGCCGTAGACCACTGACCCGTCGAACCAGGAGCAGGCACAGCCAACGCCGAACCATCCCACGGGCCAGGCAAAATACCTCGCGCCTCAACCACCGGTGACGCCAACGCGCGGGTCAGAGCACTCATTTCCTACCCCGCCCCAAACCGATCGACCAAACCACACAATAAACAGCCACCGGAACCCCAGCCCAAAACAAACCCCAATACCGGAACACCAGAGCGGTGACCAAAACGACAGCCAAGAACTCCAACAGGTCAGAGAGATGCCTCCGAACCCACCGGCGCAAACGCCTCACAAGTAACTGGCCAAGTTCTGCACGAAGAAAACCTTCTCTTTCGGATCGGGGGTCAGGCCCCAAGCTGCAAGATTCACCGCCTCAAGCGGATCGATCGGCACACCAGAATCACGACGGGCGAACACCCACGAGTCACCAACGCCATGCTCCTTGACACCAACAGCAGCCTCAGTGAGTGCCTGCTGACCCCGGTGCCGGATGCGGTCATACTTCACATCATCAACAAACATCGCGCACGCCGTCTTGTAAGCCGCAGTGTCAGCAAGGCGAACCTTCAGCCCAGCCGCACCCATCGCAACCAACAGCGTCGCGGCAGGCCCACCCTGATCAACACACACCTCGCGACCATCGGCAGTGTCCACAAGGTAAGACAGAACCCAGTCCGTCCCGGGCCGGCGAACCACGTCGAGGTGCTTCTTGCCATCGATCATCCAGGCGAAGCCAACCGACGCCCACTCCCTGTCAGGAGTAATGCCAAG